ATCCCAACGCCGCCAGGAACCGTAGGAGGTGCTACGCCTTGGCCAAGACCAGCAGGCTGACCGCCCTCTTCGGATCCTTTTTCTCCATTGCCGCCAAGCAAAAGTCCAATGGTTTTGAGAATCGGGCTTTTGCCACCAATAATGGTTTCGCTGATGGATGGCACGTTCTGCCACCGCATGAACTCCAACCCAAGATTTGCAAATGGACTTTCTGTTGCCATGATTGATCCTTACAAGCGGAAGCCCATGCTCTTGCCCTGGCTGCTCTGGCCTTGAGTGCCTTGGAACTGGGGCGTGGTAGAGGCCTGGGGCACACCAAACACAACCTGAGCGTACTTGGCATAGATGTCCTGAGGCGTCTGAGCGTACCCAATACGGCTTGCGGCAGCTTGTTGAGCGGCAGACAGGCCTTGTTGGCCAGCACCCAGGAGGGTTTCTGCAGCCTTTTGACGCTGGGATTCAATGCCAGCAGACGTCTGTGCAGCAACAGAGCCCATACGCTGTTCAGCAAGCGAAGCAAGGTTCCGAGATGCCAGAGCTTGGCGGGAAGATCCCAAAGCACCAGAACCACCAAACAGGGCAGCTTGCTGGTTCATCTGCTCACGGGTTTCTTCACGGGCAGGCTGCAGAGCAGCTTGGATCTGCTGTTCCTTGTACTCAGGGCTGAACAACTGCTGAAGGCCTTGCATGCCACGCAAGTAGGACTGGACACCGCCAGCTTCTTGTAAGGCACCCGCACGTTGGCCAACATCCATAGCTGTCTGAGCAGCACTAATTGCAGCAGGAGCCGTTTGCCCCAGAGCAGTACCCGCACCACCAATTGTCTGCTTGTAAGCAGGCAGGAAGGTGCTGGTTAGCGCTTCAGTTTGAGCGGCCAAAGCCTGCCGCTGTTCAGGGGTGAGTTGTACCGTAGTGGTACTAGAACCTTTTCCGCCGCCCATTTTTAGGCTCCTTTACCTTTGCCAGACCTCAAAATCTGCCTCAGATCCACAGATCTGTTTTGCTGAGGTGCTGTTGGTTGCTGAAACGTTTGAATCTGTTGATTACCAATGGAAGCATTATCCCACGGACCGACAGTATTTGAATACTGATTTGGTTGGCCCATTTGGGGTTGGCCAGATTGGCCAGGATAGGTGATGCTGCCTCCTTTGCCCTGGGGCTGGCCAAAAGGATCGGGCGTTTGCTGTACGTTCCGGTTTTGGTTTAGCGGTTGTTGCGTGACTTGAGCAATTGGAGAGCCCATGATCTGTCCTTTTAAACGTATTGACTGATGTCGATTGCAAATATTCTAGGCGTAAAACCCATGTTTGTGCCCAGTGGGAATCCGGCCAAGTTGTAAATGTCTTGATCCCAATCCCGACAAACCCAGCCTGAATAAAATTGATTGCCAGTTCGTTTAATGCCAACAAAGAAAAGTTTAAAAATCAAATATCCAGTAGGGCTATTTACACTCTGATAATAAGCCGATGTGGACATGCTGCATGTTGCCGATGTCGCGGGAAATGTCCCACTGGTGGACAGCAAATTGGTGCTGGGCATTACATAATCATAGTAATTTGACCCAATGCTTCCGCTCCAATTGGTTGCTGGCACTGTTTGTACAGCATAAATTTTGGGGTTTACAACGTTATTCGATGTGTCAAACAACACTGCTCCAGAAGGACTTCTGACAGATAATCCGTATCCAGATGGAGCAACTGTTGGCCTTTCAAAAACAAAAACTCTGGGTATTGCATTGGAGTTTTTCAAAATCCTAATCTGGTAATTTGACCCGGATGTGTTTACAACCGAATAAATATTCGCCAGTTGATCATTAAGATTTTCAACAAAAACAATTGGCCTGCCATTTGTGCTGATGTTGTATGTCGCCAAAGACCCAACATTAAATGAGTTGACCGTTGTTTGTGATGAATATGTGGCCAGACCAGCAAATTTATAATTTGAAGAAATGTAAGAGTTTAAACACTCATTATCATTATTAACTGCATTAAATCCGAATGTGTTTACAGCCGGAGCGGTTTTAATAAACACATAAATGGTTCTTCTCTGATAAGAGAGATATGGGTTTGATGGAATGTTTCTGTTCCATATAACCCGAGGATATCCAAGAGCGTAATCAACGGACATGTCATACACGGCATCTCCGCCCCAAACGTAGTTGGTGAAGTTGCCTACGACCTGAATGTCAATGGTGTATCCAGCAAGCTCTGGGAAAACCGCAGATCCCGCCGTATTCTGAGCGGTGTCAATGCTGGTGTAAAACGAAAAAGTCTTTGACGCAGAGTCAAAAATCGTTCGTCCAGTTGCATCTTTGACCAGTATTCCGTAAGACATGTTTACGCCAACAGATCGCCAATTTGTACTCGCAGATTGCCAGATGCATCAAACACCTTGATGACGTTGTTGGCAATAAACAGACGAGCGCCAGTGGTAGCATTTTGAATGGTCGTATTGCCGGATGAATCAACGATAAACCGATTGTTGATATTCAAAGAGCCAGCAGTAATGGACCCCATATTGGCGGTGATTGCAGACAACTGAGTAACACTCATCTTGTCGGCAGTAATCGTGTTGCCCGCAATGTTGGTGCCGGTAATCGTGTTGGCAGCTACTTTGTCGCCAGTAATCGTATTGCTGACAATCAGACTGCCAGTGATGTACGTCTGGAACAGTGCCCAACTGGTGGTGAACCGATAAACCACTGCGTTGTTGGATGCGTTGTAGCTGACCGTGGCAATGTCACCAGCCACAGGATTTCTGCCCAGCAAAGCACTGACTTCGGCATTTGTCGGGGCAGAGCTGTCATTAGCTGCGCGGGTAATCACATAGGTGGCAGCACCGTTTGTACCGTTCGTTCCGTTCGTACCGTTTGTGCCATTAGCACCGTTTGCGCCGTTGTAAGCAATCGCCCGGATTGGATAGGCCACATTGGTCCAGTCCAGGGTGGAAGTTGCCGTAGTTGCAGACGTATTGAGCGGAACCGTGATGGCCCAAAGATAGTTGCCAGCGGTAGTGTTGCTAGGAGCCTCAGAAAACCAACCAGAAGGCGCTGAATACGCTCCGGTGGCCCAAGTGTAGGTCGAGGTCGTTGAAGGCCTTGTAGGGGGCACAGACGAGCCGGTCCAAATGTAGATGGTCGGGAATGCCGACATCAGGCCGTTGGCACCAGCAGCACCTGGAGCGCCATCGTAGACCACGGGCAAGGTGACGATCTTGGTAATCGGGCTGATCAGGTTAGAACCGTTAACCGTCAAGGAAACGGTCACACCGACAGACGAGCTGGTGGGGGTGACAATAACCGAGGGGGCGGTAGAACTGGTCGGTGTAGCACCACTAATCGTCCAGCTATACGTTGGCGACGTAATGTTCTGAATAACCGCAGATAGGGTGGCGTTGGCCGGGGTATATGCACCGCCAGCATTCTGGACAAAGGCGGTATACCCATTGATGTCCACAGAAGATCCTTGCTGGCCAACAGCACCAGGATCAACGTAGACAAGCTGCAAGGTGGCCACACCAGCCTGGGTGACGTTGCCAAGGTTATTCTTGTACCGGACGGGAACCGTGATGTATGCCGGGCTGTTCGGCATAGCCGATGGATTGGGCCACTGAGCATAATCACCAGCATCCGTCGGGTTGCCAATCGTAATATTGGTGTAAGAGATATCCCCAAACCCGGTGGTCGAGCTGTTGCCGATCCTCCAGGTGTTATTGGTAAATCCAACAGCAGTATCTGTCTGGGCATCCACAAAAGGAATAACTTCTCCCTTATCTGTGGCGTACATAACAGGAACAATGCCTGTCAAGTCAGGTGCCAGGGGAGATCCAGTGCGGGGTACTTGCAGGATGGTCGGCGTGAAATACGCAACAAATGTTTCTGCAATAACCGGGATATTCCCGGATGTGACCACATCCAGATCAATTGCTGATCCCGGATCAATTAGCCAACCAGCATCAGGAGCCGAGATAGACGCAGCAAACTGGATTTGTCTACCGCCAGTGGCAATATACCAAAGCGATTTGGTTACTCCAAAACCACCAGAAACCTTGTACCAAAGATAATCTGATGGATTGGACGATTCAGAGGCGTCATTACTGTTTCTGATGCCAAAATACTCCCGGTTTGTAGGAGTATTTGAGAAATTCACGGATCCGTCAAAACTGTCTGCATATTTAATGGCCATGTATTTATACAAATAGCCAGAAATTTCCCCTGATGGACCAGTAATCTGGCCCGTATTGGGGTCGGCAGAAATATTTGCACTGAAGTTGGATAGCAGGTAATTAACCGCCTCCGACAGTTCAGACAGTTCTGGTTTGGAGTCCAGTGCAAATGGCATTAGAAGGCATCCTCAACAATGGTGGTTTGCCAGTTAATCGCTGTCAGATTCCAAGCGTTTGTGGCGTCATTGGATTCTACTTTTACCGATACGGTGCGTACAGCGTTTTGTTGGGTGGTAATCCAGGGGGTGTTGGTGTTGATTTCAGCAACCCCAGTCTGGCTGTACACAGCAGGCTGGCCAGTGGAATTAGCACCACCCACCGTGATATTAATCGACCCAGTACCAGCCACCTCAGGCAGCAGACGGTGGACATAGATTTTGGAGCTAAAAGGAACCGGGCCTTTTTCGGTCTGCATCACCATGTTGTTGCGCTCAAACAGGCAAGGGATGGGTGCGTTGTTGATGAAGGAGTTGCCGATATTGGTCTGAATCAGCTTCCTGGACGTTCCGCTGGCCGAAGCATACGTGACAGTACGGGATGCTGGATTAAACGCTCCAGAGACCAATCTGGGGGCTTCTGTGCCCATGCATGCGTTCTGGATGTCCTTGGGGGCATTCCAGATCTGCAAGTCATACCGGTAGGACAGCATCTTGTTGCACCACCCGGTAGAGGTCAGGTCAGGGTAATACACCTCGATCTGGTTTTTCTGGGTGTTGTTGACCATGAAAATCCGGCTGGAGTAAGCAGGATTGATGTTGGCAAAGAAATAATCCTTGACCTTTTGGTTGGCCAGGGACGTAAAGTTGGTGCCATCGAACATCCAGATGTCACGAGCATCAACCCCGTAAACACTGGAGTCAGTATTGGTCCAGCAGTTGTTGTTCAGCAATCCCCTGCCCTGGTTGAGCAGTCGGACACCAAAGATCGGTGCGGTGCTGTTTTGATAGGCAATCGGGGTGAAGACAACAGTGTCCCAGTACGAGAAGACGTAGAAGTTCCCGCCGAACACAAAGCCATCAATGATCGGGCCACGAATTGGCACCTCTTGTTCGTTGGCCACGTTGGTCAAGGTCGGTTCCCATGTATCTGGGACGCCTGCAATACCGAAAGCCTGGGACCAGCGAACGGTGGTGGGATAGTTGGTTTCAATCCCGCCAGCAGTCTTGGTCAGGTTGCCAGCGATCAGGATGTTGCCAACGTTTGGAGAGCAGTAGTTCCGAACAAACCCAGCAGTTGTTTTGGTAACGCCGGGTTCGTAATTCCAGGCCGCATTTGAAGTGATCGTCATTTCGTTTGCGGTAGGCAGGAAGTACATGGGGTTGTTGAGCGTGTCGTTAGCAAAAAACACCCCGCCAACCCAGGACGAAGTGATATTCAGCCCCTCAACATACCCGGGAAGGGTAATAGAAGGATTGCCACCAACCCCAGGAGTAATGTTGGTTACCCCAGAAGTTGTGACCATGTACCAGCGACCATTGCTGGACGAATCACGGGTTGCAACGATATATACCCAGGTGGCCTCACTTCTGAAGCCTCCTTCCATGTAAATGGCTTGATTTGGTATAGCCGTCAGAATTTCCTGTTCGCCAAATATCTTTTTAATCCCACGAACATCGCACTCCACGTTCAGGCCAGAGTTGTATTCGTTTGGACCCAGGGCGTTGCTTGGCACGTCAGGAGTAAAACTCATTGACGCAAACGGGGTGCGGATGCGGGAATAGTCGCTCATGCAGATTGCTCCGGTGTATCTGCGGGAAGTGGTTGATTCCCCTCCTCCAGCCACTTCAGGTAAGCCTGATAGTCGGTGTTGGCGGGGTCGAATGGGATGAAGGCGTTGTCGGACAGGCGCTGAACAGACGCGTCAAATTCTTGAAGCTTGTAGTTTTCCATTTATAACTCCGCAGATGCCGCAATAACATCCGTGTTTGTCAATCTACTTGTTACAACAGCGTTGGTTGTTAAACCACTAAACCCTGAAATGTTTGTCCAAATAGCGTTCGTTCCGGCGGTTGTATTTGCCAATGCTGGGCTTGTTGCGTTGTAGTCTCCTCCCGGGCTTCTGATAGACAGAGTCCCAGACCTAATAGAACACGTAGGCGACGCTCTCATTTGCTGGTAGAAGAACACCGTCACCGCAATACTGGAGGATGTTTCCGCAAACCCCGTAAGAGTTTGCCCTCCGATGTTTTGATAGTACCGCTGACACATAATCAGCTCACGCCCGTAGTCCCTGCGCTCAAACGGAGTAGCTACGGAGCCTGCTTCAAGCTGGACTCCGGTGATGTAGAAGGTGGCTCCGTTGGTGGAAATCCACTGTGTCTGCGCGGAGGTTTGGAAGTAAGTTCCAGACTGCCACGAACCAGCGGTAGTGGTGAAGCTGCTGCCGCCACCAAGCGTAAACCAGAGGCGCAACCCAATACTGTTATCGGTAGCAAGAGCAGACGCAGTGTCACCACTCACGGTAATGGTCTTTTGCTCCCAAGTGTTAGCCGAGTTGATGGTGTACGTACCAACATAACTCTTGGATGCGTTAGTGTTCCCCGCCCAAACACAGTAAGTGCCTGTGATACTGGAACGTACCCAAAACGAAATGGTCACAGGAACTGCGCTTGAGGTTCCATAGGCAAAATCAGCTACGTTGAAGCCCTCAATAAACTGCTGGATACCGTAGTAGTCACCGGAGGCAAGTGAAGAATCAGCGGTTGTGACGGTCAAGAAAAGGCTGTTTGTAAAACCTGCTCCCGTGGGGACTGTTGTTGACCGCTGAACACTAAAGCCACCTCCTCCAGTCAAAGCTGGAACCCATCGGTCAAGGGTATAAGTGCCGTTTACAGCAGTCACACTCGCCCCAGCGTTCCTCTGGTCAATCCGCATGTCGCCGTTGATGATCCTGTTCCTGAACCCTTGCAGGCTCTGAGCAGTAGGAGTCATGCCGTTGATCTGGGCTGTGTTGCCTCCAGAGGCATCAAGATAGACATTTGCTCGTACAGTGCTGGTCATACGATCTCCCGGTCCAGGGGCCAGTTCATTTGTAATGCTGCAAGCTGATCAACAGACGTGCAGGCAAGAACAGCAGCCTCGTTTGCATCGCTGGCATCTCGGATTGCTTTGCGCTTATCCAGAGTCTCTGCGTCAACAGGCTTTACGCCCTCAGATGCACGAACAATCTTCCAGTCCGTTGCCGACAACAGAGATCCAGCAATACTTTTGATCTGGCTGACCATGTTCTGCTTGAGTTGATCCAGGTCTTTGGGATTGTTTGGACCCCAGTAGAACCGGTCATCATACGGCTCAGGATCAGCAACTTCAGTGATGCCGATAGCGGCCTTTTCCTCTGCGCTGGCAAGGCGTAGCCAGTTAGCAGGGTACTGAGTACCGTCAGCCGTGGTAAACGGCACATCAAGAGCCAGGGGGTTGTTGTTCAGCAAAAACATGGGTTACCTCGCAAGGGAGTATTTGAATGGGTTTTCGGCAAAGGCGGCGTATATGTATGTGCCACCGTTGGCGTTGAAGTCCGACCCGTCAAAACGAAGTTTGAATCCGCCGGACAAGACATCAACTTCGTTGGTGTTGCCGGCGACCTCAGCCGAAGAAGAATTCGGATATAGGCGCAGGTTGGCGGTGTTTGCCGGATTGCGTGCCGTATCCCACACATACCATCCGTTTACTGACGCAGCATCCGTCCGCTTAATCATCACCCACCTCGGCCTGAACCCGCAAAACACAAACGGGCCGTCTGTGCTGCCGTTGCCGGTGTAGCTGCCGAAGCGCGAGAAGCCAGCGACTTCGGAGAACAGGTAGGCGACAAAATCAGTGCCTGAATTATTGACACCTGTGCTTGTTCCAAGAGAGAACACGCTGCTCGTGGGCGCGGTATTGTTCCAAACGGTCGAAGCCGTAGTAAAAGCAATCGTGGTGTTGAGCTGCAAAAGGCCGGATGCAGGGCTTGCGTTTGCGCTGGCGTGGTACACCTGCCAATCACCAGCACCTGAAACTGCCTGACGAGGCTTCACGATCATCATGCGCGGAGCAACACCAAGGCTGTGCGCCACAGTGCGGTTCGCACCCGTCCCCGTATACGTCACGATGTCGAAGCCCTGGGTCGCGCCTTCGCGCCATTGCCAGGCGACAAGGTTGTTTCCCGTGGTGTTGCTGTCGAAGGCCACGCCGCTAAAGCTAAAACCGCTTGACGTAAATCCCGTCATGTTGGCGGAGGTGCTTTCAGCGTTAGTCAGGTTGCTGAACAACGCTTGGCCTGCACCACGCGCAGAGTCCCAAAGGTTGTGATTGTTGCCAGAAACGTTGCGCGACTTGATCCACACCAAATCTGGTTGGAAGCCGCCTGCATTGGTGACGGTTTGAGATGAACTGTTGCCGCTATACAGCGACACATCCATAAACCGATTGCCGCGCACAATGTTCGGCTCTGGCAGGTTCTGCGTGTTCAGTGCGCGGAAGCCAGTGGGCGGCGTGTAGGCGAAGGGGCGCTGGCCGAAGTTGGCGAAGGAAGCAACACCTGCACTTGATGTTGCGCTGTTGACCGCAAACGCATAAACAGCCCCGGTTAAGCCAGTAAACGCTGTGCCTTGGCTGACGCCGTTCTTAAAGAAGGCGAGGGTTCCAGCGTCAGCGTCAAACGCCACGCCAATTACATCGCCAGCCGTGTAGGAAGCGCCGTAAGTGGTAGCGATGTTGTTGTTGTATTTTTGACCAGTGTTGCCCCAGTAATACCAGCCGTTGGCCGTGGAGTATGCTCTGTTCGATGCAGCCGCTGCCAGATTGCAAACACCGATCATGTTGTTGAGAGCTTGCGCCCCGTCCGGGGTGAACTCGGCGTACCACTTACCGCTGCTCATTCCGATGCTCGCAGCCACAGTAGCGGAAGCGGAGGCCCCGCAGGTAAGGTACAAGTTGCCTTGGGTAGCCGTGACGAGGTTTTGGTCAAGCGGGTTCAGCACCGCATAGTTGCCCCGCCCATTCCCGCCATCAGCCCACGGTGTCGGCACATCCAGCATGGAGTCATAGGTCACCCCAGCAGTCACGCTGATGTTGTTGGGCGTCCAGTTGTTGCCGTTGCCAGAGTAGTCTCTGCCGATGGCCGCAGCCGTGGCCGCGCTCGGGTCGCTGAAGTTCAGGAAGAACCCGTTGGTGCCGTATGTGCCGGTGTACCTCTTGGGCTTCCACACGCCAGTGATGGCATCGGTTTCACCGAAGGCAGAGGGCGTGAGGGCTTGGCCGTCGATAAAGTTGACTTCGGTGAGGTAGCCGTCGAAGTAGTTAGCAGGCGTCCAGTTTTCGTACCCGATTACGTGCGTTTGATTGTTATTGATGTATGGCTGATAATTTTGAGCAACGGTAACTAATGTGGTAAGAGACTGCAACACACCGTTTACCCAAAGCTGGAAACGGTTTGCCGCAACCGATTGCGTTGTATCCAGAGAAATAACAACGTGATACCAAGCGGACGGGTCTCGAAAGACTGCTACCGAAAAATATTCAGCCTGGCCAGTTGTCTCGGCAGAGTAAAAAGCAAGACGGTTGCTTGATTCAAAACCTAAAAACGTTCTATTGCTGCCTCCTGTGCCCGCCAGAAAAAGCTGCTGGTTTCCTCCAAGAGCGCCACGCTTAACCCAGCCGCTCCACGTCCATGTCCTGCGATTCCCAGCACTCGCAGGAGTCCTACTGAAGAACGCTGTCGCACTAGACCGCAGCCGCACAGACCGGCTGATCTGGTAAGCGTTTTGGGCTCCGGCCCCAGCAATGATGTTTTGGTTTACAAGGCTCATGAGTAATTCGCCGTGAACACTGCTTGAATGCTACCGGAATTACGGACAATAAAGTCAACGCGATCAATAGCGTTTGCGGTGGTGGTCAAAACAGGCGCTGTGCCATTAGGCCAGTCCCAGGCCGATCCCCAAGACAGGGTACGACTACCAGTTGCATCCTGGATGATGAAGATCGAACCAGACTGGCCATCCACTGCGTTTGTCGGGTTTGCCATTGTGCGGTTGCCACCAAGCGTCACGGAAAACGTCAGGTTATCCAGGAAATTGGGCGTGATTGTTGCGGCATCCGTCAGGGTAGAAACGCCACCTGGGAGAGTCAAGACAAAAGACGAGTTCGTGCTTGGGGATTGCAGGGTAATCTCTCCTGTTCCCGAAGGGTTCCCTCTGATGGTTATTAGTGACATGTATTGGCTCCTTTAAAGCACTACCCAGACAGAATTAGTAGGAACAGTAACCGTTACACCGCTGCTCAGTGTAATCGGGCCTGCGCTTGATGCGTTGCTACCAGATGGAACTGTGTAGCTTTGCGTGATCGTTGCCGAATTGACGGAAATACCGTTGTTCGACACCATTGCTGTTGACTGAAATTCACCAGTAGAAGGCTTATACAAAAGCCGCGCATTACCTGTAAACAACGTAGATGCAGTGCCAGAAGTGGCATTTGCAAAAGTCGGATACAGGTTGGTTACTGTGCTGGTGTCGTTTGTCAGCGAGACAGATGTGCCGCCAGATCCACTGCTTGCCAGCGTAATCCGGCCCTTAGAGTCCACCGTGATGTTGGCATTGGTGTACGAACCAGGGGTGACAGCGGTATCTGCCAAAGTAGCCGTGCCGCTGACGTTGGCAGTGCCATCAAATGCAGCGCTTGTCCAAGCCACATCCCCAGTCATGCCAATGGTTCGACCAGTAGCCAATGCTGTTGCAGTAGAAGCCGTGGAAGCGCTTCCAGAAATATTGATGTTCCAGGTGCCAGAAGCTCCCGTGCCAGTCGGCGAAGGAACGTCTGTACCAATCACCAGACCAAGGTTGGTCCGGGCACCAGAGGCTGTGGTAGCCCCAGTACCGCCATTAGCAACAGCAACAGTGCCAGTGACGTTTGCGGCATTACCAGAGATATCCCCAGAGATCTTGGTGCCTGAGAGCGAGGTTATCCAAGTTGGGTCGGCATAAGATACGTTTGTATATACGCCGTTGGTGACCGTGGCAGCATTGCCAGAGATGTTGATGCCCCAGGTGCCAGTAGCATTTACGCCGGTGGTCGATGGTGCGCCAACATTGGTGTAATCCAGCACAACAGTGCCGGTAAAGCCGTTAACCGACGTCACAGCATCGGTGTTGTCTATCTTTTCCCAGGCTGTACCGTTGAATATTGCCCAGTCGCCAATGTTCCAATCAGTTACGCCGTTCAGGTTGGTGCTGCCAGCCACGCTGACAACGTAGTAATAGCCTTTGGTGCCGACGCTGGAAGTCAGGGTTGGCGTGTTGGTTGAAGCATTCCAGGTTCCCTGGTAGCTGACGCCGCCTTGGAGGGATGCAGGAATCTGAGATAGAGGAACCGTGCCACCAGCGTCCAGAGTGGCAACACCGTTGGCCACACCGGCATTCAGGACAGCAGCGCTGCCCAGCCCAAGACTGGTCCTGGCCGTAGCAGGAGCCTCGTTTTGCCAAACCTCTAACGCAGAGTCATAGACAAGGAGGCTGTTGTCTGCAACAGGATCGGTAATCCGGACATTGTGCAGCTCATCAAGCTCGTACCCGTTTTGGGTATGGATGTAGATTGATCCTGCGCCCCCGGAGTTTCCTTTGACCACATATCCGATCCAGACCAAATGCTGGGGCGCAACTGGTTTGGTGGCCGTAAAGCCTCCAGGAACGGTTGGCGACAAATACAGCAATGTGCCATCAGCAAAGCCGTTGGTATTGACGTTGTTGACAATACCTTGGGTGGTAATAAAGCCAGAAGAGTTATTGGCGATATTCTCGGTGGCCATGCCAAGAATGGTTGCCGAGTTTGGGTCACCATCAGCCTGGGCTAAAGCAACCGTCAAACGCTGACCTTGAGATCCAACAACACGGACAATCTGACCTTCAGTAATCGTTGCTCCAGTGTTGTTGTAGATGTATGCAACAGTTTCCTGGCCAATCTGAAGGTTAACGTTCCCACCAACCAGACCAACCTGCATACAGCCGTTGGTAGGATCCCACTGAAGCTTTCCAACACCCACAGCGGGCGTAATGCCGGTGTCAAACTGAACAAAATCAGGCGTGGAAATGCCGCCAGTTACACCAGATAGGCTGGTGATGTCGCTGTTTGCACCAGATGCTGCTGCTCCAAGCGCTGTACGGGCCGCAGAAGCCGTTGTAGAGCCTGTGCCGCCATTGGCAATGCCAACCACACCAGTGACGTTTCCAGCGGTTCCAGACACCGATCCTTGGATCTCGCTGCTAAACGTTTTTGTACCTGCAATCGTCTGATTGCTGGTAAGGTCAACATAAACAGTCGATCCGGTCAGGCGTGTCCAGGTGCCAGACTCTTTAAACCAGATGGTGTCTGGGGTTGTATCAAGCTGGATGTAAAGCTGGTCAGATTGGCCATCTCCAGGGCCAGGAGCGCCGTTCCCAGACAGGATCGGAAGGCCAGAAGCATAAGAGAAAAGGCCGGGAGCAGACCAGTCAAGCGGCGATGTGCTTTTGCTGTTGACAACGGCAATAGAAACCCAGATCTTGTTGGTCGGGTTTGACGGAGGGACGCTAGACCAGCCAGCAGGAGCAACTCCAGTATTGGTGGAAAAGTCCCAAGAGCCACCAGTAGGGGTTGCCGGTTGCAGATCAGACTGCTGGAAGATGAACCATTCAAAATATGAGCCGCCAAAGCTCACATTGTTGCCGTACAGACCAGTAGATTCAGAACCAGAGGCTGCGGCAACAACACCGGAAGAACTGCTTCCATACAAACCAACAGTTGCCATTTTTAATCCTTACTTGAAGCTGTAACGGTATACGCGAGGCTGGAATTCGCTGGTCAGATGCTGGTCGCCACCCCTCCACTTGCCACGGTAGTTCTGATCCTCGATCAGGCCGTAAGATTCATCAAAACGAACTTGCCATTTCTGGGCCTCTTCCACGTTCTTGTTCTTGTCGTAGTAGCACTGCAAAGTGCCGTACAAATAGCCCTCAGGGAAAGACGCTAGGACGCCGTTGTTTTGCACAACAGGAGTCAGCAAGTCATCGGTGGGGCTGAACAGGAACGGGAAAGTCTTTTGGTAATACGCCTTGATGCTGACGTTTGCGCCAGGATTCGGGGTGAACACATAGTTCGGCCCCACTTCCGAGAAAGATGCCCGGATAACCCGAGGAACACCAAATGGGCGCACATACAGCTGGTCAATCATCCGGCGACGAATGATTTCACGGTCACCAACTCGGTCATAAATGATCCAAGGGCCAAGGCCAGTCGTGCCTGGGGGAGGGTTTGGCGGATTGTTGGGCTGCGACTCTTGGAAGAACAGGATGGGGAACACCATATCCGTGGGGATAGGTGCCATGCCAGCAGAATTGGTGATCAAGACCGACGGCGCAATTGCGTCGTAAGGATTGGACCTTAGTGCCGGAAGCTCAAGAGTACGCATCTTGAGTTCGCACATCTGGATGCAGGACTGGATCTCAACAGACGATTGGGTCGGCAGCTTGAGAATAACCGTCGGCAAAGTTGCGCCGGCCCAGACATTATCCGTTTCAGAAACAGTAATGGTCGTGGAACTGACAGCCAAAACCAGGGTATATGGGCCAGTCACGCTGGAGCCAATAAAGTCTCCAACATTAATGACAGACGTGGGGTTGGAAGAAACGGTAATGATGCCAGTGTCATCATCAAAACCGGTGGCAGTAATGCCGCTGGATGTCGGAATAGCTCCCACCCATTGTGCAACTCGGCTTACCAGTGAATTTGCAGACTGGATGAAAAGAGCCATTTCACATCCTCATTTGGATTCGATAAGTGGATTATACGGAATTGGAATCTTACCGCTAGGGTGGCAGACAAAATCGCTGTAGTACGCATTAACGATGGCGTAAAACTTGATTTTTTCCTTTTTGTCCTGCTTGATCAGATCCCAGGGGCGGTTGTTAAACCACTTGGAACTGATTTCGTGGGCAAAACACTTGGGCAGGTTCATCATATGAGCCGTGCCAGCAAAAAACGGGTTTTCCGTACCGTGTTCTTTGTAGAACTCACGCAGGTTCTTGCACTCCTGGCGGATCTGCTCTACGTTGTGCTGTTCATACTGGACGTATCTGTTGCCGTCCTGGGCACCAATGGTGTATTTCAGGTTTCCAGTATCAAAAGTCTGGGACCAAGTGCCGGATTTGACCTCGTTGTACAGCTTGTCATTTTTGCGTAAGGCTCCATCCACACCGGCTTCCAGAATGCCCCCGGTGTAGTAGTCTTCGTTGACAACTGCTTCTTCGTTGTTGGCGTTGAGTCCCATACTTTACCTTTCGTACCTTTCCAGAAGCCCCAGAGGAGCTTCCAGAAAAGCCCCGAAGGGCTTTTATCAGGCCAGATAGCGCTGGACTTGAGCCGAAGGACGGGGGCCCGTCACAGCAGCACCAGTCGGGCTAACAGCGGCCAGGACAGCCACACCTGCGGGGTTACGCACAATCAGCGTACCTTCCATGATGTACTGGTCCAGCGAGGCGTCAGCGTTGCTGAACACTTCGTTGTTCGGGCCCAGTTCACGCAGGCTACCCCACTGGATAACGTCGGGGTTCAGGAACAGAGCGCTGGTGTTGTCAGCGCCGGTCTGGTCCATAACCCACGAATCGTCGATCTGGTAGGTGTAGTTGAAGTCACCTTCGTAGGTGCTGATGGTGTCGCCCTTATCAGCCGGGTTGAAACGGTTGATAGAACGGCTGGTGGGCATCATGTCGCTGATGTGGGTACGCATCGACGTCGGGACCACCATGTTGGTGATCTTAGCGTTGAAGCGCTGTTCAGCCACAGTCACCAGTTGCTTGTACAGGAACGGGCTGAATTGCTGCAGCGTCACACCAGACGAGAAGGTGAAGTAGCCCAGACCAGCGTTAGCCAAGTTGCCGTTGAAAGGCGTGTTGGTGTTGGTGGCCGAGGTGGTGTCGTTGCTGTCGCTGGTAGCGAGGTTCAGAACAGACGTGCCATCGGTGTCGTTACCAGAGCGGGTACCGGCAAACGAGTACAGGGAGCCAAAACGACGACCGTTGTTGGGCGACGAACCTTGGGTGGCGGCTTGGCCAGCGTACTTGATAGAAGCGCCGTCAGCACGAACCATTTGCAGTTCGACGTCAAACATGATTTCGGTCAGCTGTTTGACTTCTTGGTAGGCCTGGGGATCGCCACCAGCCTGTTCCACAGCACGGGCAGTACCGGTAGCACCGATAACAGTCGTGAAGATCTGGGTGTAGTTGCCCAGGTTGGAACGGGTGTTGGAAGCAGCGTCAGAAGCCGACACAGCAGCGCCTTCCAGCTTGGCGTTCAGGCTGGGGGTGCGGAAGTAGTCGTTCGGCCAAATGTGCAGCGTAGAGTTGATCTTGCGCTTTTTGCTCATGGCCATGTTAGTGATCGGGGTGCGATCTTTAACATAGTTGGACACGGTCATGTCCAGGTCTTTAACGACGATGTCGGTGGTGTAACTGCCGTTGCCGTTACCCAGGTTTGCAGAGGTGATGGTTGCCATCTTAAATTCTCCAAAAGATTATCGGCGGCGCTTATTCGCTGCCAACATGGTTGCTAAAAGATCACGCGCAGCATTCTTATCGCCAGCCTGTGCCTTCTTTTGAAGCTCAGAGGTCTTGTCCTCAGGAGTGGTCTTAGCCTTGGCAACCACCTTGCTTGCAGCAGCGATGGAACCACCAGCATTACGCACTTTCGGACCTTCGCGGAACTTCATACCGTCCCGAATCAGTCCAAGCAGGTATTCGTCGCTGGACACCAGATCAATGTTCTGGACTCCAGGGATGAATGAACCCTGTGCGCCTTTCCATTCCTTGCCCAACTTCTCACGAAGCTCGTTGAAGTTGGCCTTGTTCGCAAGTTCCTTGTCAGAGAACGACTGTCGAGCCTGTTCCAGTTGTTGCTGTACATACTGACTGCGGATCTCATAGAACTCTTGAACTTTGGGACGGTTCGATTGGATGAACTTGGACTTCTCCTCAATCAAACTGGCGTTCTGGCGGATAGCCGCTTCAGCTTCGCTTCGTTCGACCTCAGTAGTAGCCTTTTCGAGGATCTGCTTCCATTGCTGGTTGTATTGCTGGAGCGTAACCAGTTCATCAGCCGCTTGTTGCAACTGCGGAACAACAGTCAGTTCCAAACCAATCTGCAGACCATCGAGTTCAGCCTTTCGTTTGGCCTCATACTCTTCAAATTCAGCACGTTCGGCTTTAAGCCTGCGTGCATTTTCATCAATGTCGCTGGTTTGACCAAGGAGGGTCGCTGCCTTTTTGGCCGAAATCTCAATAAATCCACCCTCGGCGTTTTTATTGGGAATCCGGATTTTCAGGTCAGGATTTTGATCTGCAAATTCAAAGAAATTGACGGGTTCGTTTACGGCTTCTTCGCCGGACTCTTCCTCAACTTCCGAATCCTCAGATTCCTGGGACTCACTAACAACATTTTCAGGTTCAGCTTCCTCTAAAGGAGCCGCCTCAGGGGATTCGGCTTTCGCCTCTTCTTGTCCTGCTGGTGGCGGGGTACTTCCATCAGGCTGTGGATTGTTACGCCGGTTGGCGGCAATCATTGCAGCGATGGCAGCCTCGGGACTACCAGTTTGCTCGTTGACGGTCGAATTTTCGATAACGTCTGTCATGAATATATCCTATCTCTCAAGTTTCAGCACGTTTTTGTGCCACTTTTGCGAGATAAACAGTTCTTTCAACAAAGACCTGAAAATCTCGCACCCCAGCAACATACTGTGCGTTGCGTATTCTTTCTGCATCGTCGCCAGAATCTTCCAGCGCTGTCAGCAGGTAAAACCTGTACAGGTTAAACATCAGTGCAAAATCTGGATTATTCAGCAATCGTTGCGCTGATTCTCCATTTTCAATAACTAGAGTGCGTCTTTCAGGGCTTGCTCCTTTCTCGGCGTCTTTTATGGAAGTCCTTCGATTGAAGAACTCCCGAATGCTTTGCAATAAATCTACCATGCTATTCCTTAATCAACTTGGACAGAGGAAAGTTTACCCCTCTTCGCCGCCAAGGTCTCAAACATATTGTCGGTGTCAATATCTTCAGCCTTTTTGACATTCAGGGCAGAAACGGTCTGGGATTCTGCGGTCTTGGCCTTGTTCAGCTCGACCTTGGACATGATTTCCTGCTGTTCCGGCCCCGGACCCTGCTCAGCCTTAGCCTGGACGATCTTGGCGGCTTCTTCCAGCGTCGGCAGGTAAGAATCCACATCCTTGATGCCCAGAACACGCAGGGTGTCCTCAAACGGCTTACGGATCTTGTTGAACAGCTCAGGAACGCTGGGGTCCAGGCTCATCATGGCTTGGGCGAACTGCGACTGAGCGGCTGTAATGAGCTGCTGGCGGGTCAGGCGGTTCTCATCCGACATGAAACCCAGGGCCAGATCAATGTTGATCAGGTTGCGGTCAATGAACTCGTAGTTGTCCATCGAGATCGCATCCATGAACGGCTTACCCTGGGCGCAAGCACCGGCCAGTTGCTGGATGTTGTAATCTTCAGCGTACTGGATCAGCGTCTTCCAGGTGATGTAGATCACATCCTTGAGGCCCAGGGCGCAGTTCTTGACCATCTCGTCCTGGATCAACTGGTTCGGACCCATAGCCAGTTGCAGCTTAAACCCGCTGTTGCCATCCTTCATCACTTCAGGATTCAGCACATCGTTCGGGCTGGTCATGCCGATCATGGCCATCTTGTCCGACTCAAAGCGCTGCATGGCCGACTGGACGTATGCCAGATTGCCTTGCATGGGCGAGAACTCGTAAACGTGCTTGGCAGGATCGAACTTGCGGTCCAGCACAAACATGGCAGACACGCCACGCTGGATCTCTTCAGCGTCCACAAACTCAGGGTTGACGCCAATCCTGGGGGTGGAGGCCTGCATGGCAAAAGCCATTTCAGCGCGGCTGATAGCGGTGCCGTATTCCTGCATCGGAACCAGACGCTCGGCCATGCTGTAACCAAAGAAGTTGCCCACGATAGGCTTCGGACACATGTTGGCCAGAGGAATGAAGTCCACTTCCTTGACGTACAGCACATACGATCCGGAGAAGCAGACTTCCACGATCTCTTCTTCGCCGTCGCCGTCAACGTCCTTGCGAATCCAGGCGGTGGTCAGCATGATCACCCGGCTGTAGCTGTCAGCGCCAGCAGAAGCGATTACGCCTTGACCGGGAACAGGAGTAGAGTCCCGAGCATGGAGAGCCAGATCGTTCTCCAAAGCCCCTGCTTGATATGCGCCAGCAGGGCCATAAGCAGCATGCTCTGCCAGCTTTTCAAGATCAACATACGGGAACTGTGCTTTACATTCATGGATGGTCATGGGGTCATAGAACCCCACGAAGTCTTGATCCCGAATCAGGGGAATGGTCGGGTTGCAGACAAAGTAGTGCTGGGCAACGTGCTTAACCCGGACGGTGGTTTCGTAGCCGGTCAGCTTGTATTTGGCGCGGTAGATGGTGCTGGCGCTGGCTGCGTCTTCAGCAGCAATACCGGACTCAATGTCCATAGCCATCTGCTCCAGATCGGCGTCAATCCGGCGCATGTTTTCGCGCTTGGGCACCAGACCTTTCTCGGTGGCCATAATTTCAAAAACCTTCAGTTGGTCTTTGGTCCCCTCTACCTCTTTGTACTGCACGATGGACTTGCGCACAGGCGAAACCATCACGATGCCGTTCTTGTGCAGCAGCGAATCTTGCACCCAGTCACGGATGATCTGGTACGCATCGTTCTTGCTGTTGAGCATGTACTTGACCATCTCAGTAGCCTGGATGGCCTGGATGCTGTCAGCTTCGTTAAAGCGCTCAAACTCAAAGTTGATTTTGCCGTTGGGCATCAAACACTTGGTGACAACAGCAGTCGCATAATCCACGCCAGGGGCAACAACTGGATGGATGTAATCAATACCTCGGATTGGTTCGGTGGAGTTGCTGACCGCAATATTGAGGTAGTGATAATCTGAAAGTCGATTGAAGGTGTTTTTTGCCTGCGTAAGCCTCAGGTAATCCACCATTTTCAGGTAGACCTCATGGGCCACCTGGAAAGCCATGCCTTTGTTGCCAACCGGTGCGCCCGGCTCATCAATAATCAGATTTTGCTTGTCCAGCATGGCTGTTCCTTATATACGCTGTGCTTTTCCCTCAATGGGGTTGATCCGTTTGGCGGCAAAGTTATTTGCTCTGCTCACAACAGATTCCCCATGACCCTGGATCAAAGCCAAAATGCCGATCCTTGCAGAGTCGATGTGGTCATCAGGATCGCTGAAACGCCCAGCATCGTCAATAGCATAGTTCCTGGCTTCGTCCAGAAAAGCGGTGCAGGATTCATTTATCATAAATGTACCCCGCTCCATTCCTAGCCGCATTATATTGATTCCGTAGGACTTATGGTTGGTTACTTTGCCCTGGTCGTTCGCCGGGTTAAGGATCGCACCACTAATGACGTTGAGGCCGTAGTTATCTTCAAAAACCTCCCGAACGCTTTGCTCCGTAAGGGTGTATCGTCCCGGCTGTGAACCGTCATGCGGCAAAGCAATCGGGACGCCTCTTGATTCAATATCCAGCAGGTAATGGACGTAATCCTCCGGAGTCTCCCCGGAAGGGATTTTGATTTGCCGGTGAAGATAGATGATTTCTTCGACAGGATCACGGAAAAAGAAGGATATGACCGTCGGATCATTTTTAATCCCCAAATCGAAGGAAATCAGACGTTCCAGCTTGGGATTATTCTTCAAATCCACATCAATGGACTTGTAAGTCGGCCACTCAAGCAGCGGAAAAACCACGCCCTTGCCGACCAGCGGAATGCCATTCATCCGGCATTCACGTTCCCAGGGCATAAAGTCTCGAGCCAACTGCTCCCGCTCTTTTTGAGAGAAAAACTCCTCCCCCCATTCATTCTCAAATGGAACGTCATCCCATGTTACACGCACATGGGTATATCCGTCTACCTGATCCCAGAACTTGCGAACAAGTCCGGACATGCCTTTGAGCGGGGTGAAAGAACACAGTACCTGCCCGTTGCGTTGGGCAGTACGGACAACAAGTTCCGAGAATGTCTCGTCTGGAGGTTGTTCGTCCAGGACCACAAGGTCAAGTTCAAAACCCTGCAGATGACGCACTTGCTGAGTGTAGTTGGAGAAGTACAGCTTGGATTTGCCACCAGAAGCATGCCAGATTTCCACCGCCAGGACGTTCGGACCGTCAGTGCGGATGGATTTTTCGTCAATACATTCACGGGGAATGGAACCCGTGCCCAGCTTGTAGGACTGCTTGATATCATCACAGCCAAGCAGCTTGCTTTGCAATGTCTTGGCCACCTGTTCCCAAGATTCGCCAGCGGCCATAGCAATGATCGGCTTGTCCCAGACCTTTCCCTTCCACCCCTTAGGGTAGCGGCCAGTCAGGTGATACGCTGTCTCATACGTGGACGCAATGGTCTTTCCCGCACGGTTGGCAGCAATCATGCCTCGCCGTGAATGGGTGGCACCAGTCTCAAAGAACTTGGATTGATACTTGAAGGGCCGGAACCACTTCAAGGTGTTAAATTGCATGTCCTTGGCCACCGATTCCGTGGCCTTCTTCATCTTGAGCAGTTGCTCTCGATCCATGTGCTTGATAGCGGATTTGCCGCCAGCAAGCTTAAGGACATGCTTTAATGCTCTCTCCCGATAGATCGGAAGGATGTAGTCACTGGCTTCACTTTTTGCCATAAGTGTCGCGGATGGCCAGCAAGATTTGAGCAGCATTAGAGAGGTAGTACACCTCCCTGGCCGTCAATTCTCTTTCCCCTTGAAGATCCTTTTGGAGCCATTCAAGGGTTTTTCTCGCACAAGTTTCAGCTTGGCCCGAGAGCTTTTGACGGAAGATGCTTGCGTACTCTTCGATCATGCCCACGGGTTGGCAATGTTCTTGGCAGAGATGCTGACCTGCTCCCGGTCAATCATTGACCAGATGCCACCACCTTTTTCGCCAACACAGTACGTGTACAGGCCACGGCCACGCTCAGTGAACGTGCCATCAGCACGGCGCATGATCTGCTCGGGTGTACGGGGGTCAATCCAAGTGTAGCGCTCAGGCACACGCTGGCCATACTTGTTGATCCGCTCACCAACCGCGACCTTCTCAAGCGGACCCATCACCTGATAGGTAATGATGCCGTTGTCGTACTTGCGGAAGTTGATCTGCACCTTGCGGTCAGACTGCGGATCAAGCGGGTGGGGCATGTTCGTTGCCCCGAAGAAATGAACCCGAGCATCTTCTTCCGGCAGATCCTTATCCCGACCAGGAGCAGGAGGCATCGGGTCTTCAGGGACCAGATCCTTCTTCTCCACGTAGGGGTTGTCATCAGTGACGTACTCCTGCGGGATCTTCTTGCCCTCCAGAGCATTCTTGGCCACCAAATACTGGTCCTCTTTGGGCTTGCCAATCAGGTCCAGAGAGATGCCCGTTTTGTCGTAAACGAACTGGGCAAGATCCTTGGCGTTGGGAAGGTCTGCTTTGAGTGCTTCAATGTCATACGTTGCCATACTTTTTCCTTTGGTTACTTGGGTTTTTTCGCAGTTTTCGCTGCGTCCTTAAAATTCTTTGCAGTGGGTGCGCCCTTGGTGCCGGGCTTGCGCATCTTCTCTTTCGAGCCTTCTTTAATCCGTTCGCGCTTGGCGTGGATGTTGGCATAGAGTCCTGGTTTCATCAGCAATTCCAGTTCTTTAAAGATGCTGCTTTCCGAGTCGGGCGACCTTTCTCGTCCTTCATCGGGCCGGGCATACCAGACATACGAGCGCAGAAAGACTTCTTCCGAGCAGCGTCTGCCTTGGTCTTAGGGTTAGGAGCCGGGGGCTTGAGATTGCTCCCCGTCTTCTTGTTGTACGCAGCACGACCCTTGGCGGTCATGCCAGCACCCTTTTCGGTAGGGCGGTAATTTGCGCCCTTACCTTTGGTGGTCTTGGGAATCATACCTTTGCAGGACGAGTCACCGAGGTGAACTTCTTGGGCTCAGCCACGTTCACACCAGTGATGCGCGGACCAGCCAAAGGAGCCTTGTCGTTGAACACACCCTTGACAGCGTTGGCCAGGGTTTCAGAGCGCTTGTGGCTGTCAGCAAAAGCAGTCAGCTTGTCGTTGATGCCCTTGGTCAGGCCCTTGGACATCTGCTTGCCACCGGAGATAACTTTACCGTAGGACATGATTGCCTCACTTCAGGTAAGAGGAAGAACGATAACCATCGTTGTGGCCACAGCTCTCTTTGGGACGGGAGACTTGCACCTTCTGACCACGGCCAGCAGTAGGATCGCGGCCAACAGAAGGAACAGCTTGATGACCAGCAGCATAAGAAATGCCACCCTGAGGACGGGTCACAGCAGTAGCACCACCACCATGCTTTGCCGGGTCTTTGGATTTATTTCCAACACGATTGGGGGCCTGCGCCATCAGCGTGGGGGCCTTGTTGCCAGAAGTGTAGTTGCTCATTTGTAACCTTTCAGGTTTTGAAGGACTTCAGGAGCATATATTACCTCAAACTTTCTTCAGCGAGTCAAGAAAATCATCCAGGGCATCGTCAGCGCCCAGCTCCTCGTCCTTGACGATATTCTGAACATGCTCGATGCTGATTATCGGCGCTCTTGAGCTTTCAAAGGTAGCCAGCTTCTCAGCAATCTTGGCCTTGTCCTTTAGCTCCAGCTCATCAGACTGCATGGCCTCAATCAGAATGTCCATTGCCGTCTTCAGCGGAGGAAGGCCTTTTTCCAGCCTCTCCTGGTTCAGCTTGTTGAACAGGGCACCATATTCAGTAACCCGGTTCACAATGGATTTGGGCCGACCAGCAGTATATCTTTCGCCTTTGAATTCTTGCGGCACTTTCTCGCCAGAAGCGATTTTCATGGCCTTCTTGTTCGCATAATGTGCCCGGGCTCTTGCTTTCTCCTCTTCAGAAGAAACATGCTCACCAGGATCACGAATAGGACCAAAAAGAATATCAGCGTCGCTCATTCAATAACTCCATAGCCTTTTCGGTGCGAATCCAGGCATAGCTGCCATTAACCACAAACCCGCGCTTTTGGTGAATCCGCATAAACCCATCATGCTCAGCACGAATACTGGTCGAGCAAATAACCGGAATACCCCAAGTATGTGCCCACAGAATATGCTGGTCAATCATCTCGTTAATCAGCCTGACCCGGGTTTTGGCCGGAAGCTTTAAATCAACGTGATGAAACTTGGCATTGCTGATCTCCTCATTTGAGTAAGTCGCATACCCACCCCGGTCAAACCAGCAATACCCAAAAAGCTTATCAGGAACAGCCTCATGGTACCACCCACGGTCCATGTACCCCTCACCCCGGCAAACCGCCAGAAACTCCCGCCCCTTGTTGAATAACTGCTCCGTAGCAGCCATCGTCACCCGGTGCCGGAATACAGCCCTGTCCCTGGTAAGAATCCCGTCCGCTTCCTTGCCAAATACAGAATCCGCCATCTCAATGATGTCATCAACATCATGCAACGGATGCGCCAATGTCCATTCCATATACATCTCCAAATAAGTTGGGCACGATTCGGTCTTCAACAAGGCAAGCGAGAAAGCCAGAAAACCGCCTGCGTCAACATCCTCGTATGCTGGCTTAACACCCAACACGGCTGGGGACTGAGCAGGTCGTGCTGGCCCCCTAGAAAGGCACACAATCCCCATGCGTGTTAGCGCCACCATTCTACAACCCAAAACTTTTCAGGCAAAAATTTTTATGCAGGATCCAAGTATTACATTCCTCCTGGATACAACCCCGGGATTTCCGGCACTTTCTTCCATTTAAGAATACCTGCGTTCTATCGTAGCTGTGATTGTGTGGACTGGTAAGGGAAAGTTTTTGGGAAAAATTTGGGAATGGGTGACCGGGCCCCCGCTATTTCACCCGGTTCCAGGGGTACCCCCTCCCCTTATCCTGCCCCCAAATAGCCAGGGGGGTTCTTTCTAAGTCATTGAGGGCATTGGATTTTCCCTCTGTAGGGGCCCGATCTCTTTTGGGTTTTCCAGTGTGATGCTTTCTCAGGCGCTGGCACTGGCGCTGGCAGGGAATGGATGTCTCTCTCTTGTCTCTTTCCCTTGTAGATCAAGGGTTCCAAGCTGATCAGGGTGTTTTTTCTTTTTCTTTTCATCCGTTCACCGGAGGCAAAATTCCCCCATCTTTCCCCTGCCAGTCACCCAGGCAAACTGTCCACAAGTTATCCACAGTCTACGTGTATTTGATTCCTGAAAAAATCAAGTACAAACTGAGCGCCAGGGTTCTAGTGGATAACCCTATTAGGGTTTTTGAATGCCGATCCTAGGGTAAACACCTATGGTTTTGGGGGTTGACATGCCGCATCATTGGCCTGCCTTCGGGCACCAGGTAAACGCGTTAAACGAAAGGTAATGAAATGAACGCACCGATCAAATACATCACTGGTCGCACCTATGACACCCCTCAGGTGCTGGAAATCACTATAGAGGCACGCACCGAAGATGAATTCGGTATTGAAGATGTGACCGCGACATTCAAAGACGCAAGCCGCAATATTCAAGGGCGGGTAAGTGTCGCCGTCTTTGCTGACGGTATCGGTGCCGCAGTGCTGGCCGCATACGATGCTGGCCGCTATCAATCCATCTAAGGGGCAAACCATGACACTAGATCAAGATCTCCACGAGTACACCACCACGCTAAATAGCGGCACTGTTCAGGTGTATCTCAATATCAGCATGCCCTCATGGACTGAGCGCCTTGATTCGGTATGGTATGAGGGCGCAAACGTAACCAGCATCCTAGACGCCCAAACACTGCAGGCCCTCAGCATGGAAGCTGAACACGCCTATTCTGGCGACATTCGGGAGTAAATATGAAAACATCCGAATTGTCTGGCCTTGCGCTCGACTGGGCGGTGGCGAAGTGCGAAGGCTTCAAAGTCTCTAGACGTGGGCCCGGAAACAAGATCGGCGTTTATCGTATTGACGGTGAAAGCTGGTATGAAACCCGAAAGCCTTACAACCCCTCAACAGAATGGGAGCAAGGCGGGCCGATCATTCAGCGGGAGAATCTGGAAATTGTGCCACTGTGCCCAGGCACTTGGAGGGCGCTTGCAATGTCCCGCGATTGGTATAACGGGCGCACCCCGTTGGAGGCAGCTATGCGTTGCTATGTTGCATCCAAGCTGGGCGAAGATATTGATGTTCCCTCTGAATTGATTGGAAAATAAAACCATGAAAGCATTTTTTGTTGACCTTGCCCATGCTGCTATCTTCGCTGGCGTAATTGGCTTTCCGTTTTTTCTTTATTTCGTGATTTATGGGGCCTGATATGTTCCAAATTGAATACAAAAACAAACCCAGCATTTCCACGATTAACAGTGCAATTAAAAAAGCAATTGCCAATAATCAAAACTGGATTCAGTTAATCTGGGGCGAAAACCAGATATTAATCGAAAAGGACCGATATGGTTGGACTGGTTACGGTTGGATCGGCAAACATGGGGGCCATGATATAGCGCACAAATTGAATCACAGTAAATAATCAGATAATGCCCATTTAATCGTGGGCATTGTCGGGTTATTTTGCCCGGATTGTGCAATTAATGGAATTTAAAATGGCACCAAAAATCAGCATTACTTCAAAGCTTGACGGCATCCGCTCATGGTCACTTCAGGCAATAGAAACATGCCCCGGATCAATTGAGTCTCCCGGCGTTTTGGTTGACGCATGCAAGGGATGTTACGCTACTACGGGTAACTATAACTATCCAAACGTTAAAGCACCACGCCAGCATAATAAGCAGGACTGGCAGCGCCTGGAATGGGTTGATGATATGGTGCGCGAACTAGATTCGGATCGTTATTTCCGCTGGTTTGATTCTGGCGACATTTACACCCTTGCATTGGCCGAAAAAATTCTGGAAGTCATGATCCGGACCCCTTGGTGCCGTCATTGGTTGCCCACACGCATGCATAAATTCCCCAAATTCCGCGAAGTGCTGCAGCGCATGCAGGAATTGCCGAACGTAATGGTCCGGTTTTCCTCTGATAGCGTTATCGGGGAATACATTCCCGGCTTGCATGGGTCCGTGATTGGTCCGGATACCGATTCATTCCAAGCTAGTGCTGGCGTTTCCCTTTGCCGCGCATATGAGCATGATGGCAAATGCTCAGGGTGCAGGGCATGCTGGGACAAAACAATCCCGCTTATTGCTTACCCAGCACATGGGAAAAAGATGAATAAAGTCATTATGCTAAAGAGGGGTTAAACATGAAACCAGATGCAGGAATACAGATCGGGGCTTATGGGTCAATCCTGACCATTGACTGTCCCAATTTTTGGATTGTCACCGGGGTGCATGCCCTGAATTTGATTGTCACCAGTACGGACAATCCCAGGAAATGGCGTGCGGTACATCCTGACGATTTTTGGGTACTGGTTGACCGTATCTAGCTGCCAAACCCAAACCGGCCCGGATTCTTTCCGGGTTTTTTTGGGCTTGCTAAGTTAGTAAGCACTCACTATCAGTCCGCATGCTGGCACTGGTTTGACGGGTCAAAACGGCCAAATAATGGCAGGGGCAAAAACGGGCTTATAAGCGCTTTTCATGCGCTAGGGTGCATTGGTATGGGTTGACCAGAAAAAACGATTGTGGGCGGTTCTAGGGGCATTGGTGCGCCGTTGGGATTGTCCGCATCATGCTGGCTGTGCCGCTCAGTCGGTCCGACACCCCTTGCTTATTAATAACGAGGGGGTGATATAGCCTTGCTTCCCAGTAGGACATTGGGTTATCCACAGGTTTTCCACAGGAAAAGACCCCCCCCTCCCCAAAAAAATTTGACCCCTCCCAAAAAAAATGGCCCTCTTGTGACGGAGGGCCAAAGACCACGGAGTGACGACTGCTTACTTCAAGAATCTGAGTTTATACAGGGTGCTGTTAATGAGTTCTGCGATTGTGTCTGTTGCGTTTTGGATCTCGCTGTCCTGGGGGATGTTCTTTCTTTCTTCCCGGACATACTCTTGAAGATCTTCAAGCTCTTGAATGGCTGTGTCTGCGGGTTGATAGTAGTCTGCCGGGTACTCCAGCAGCTCTCCTGTCAAGCCTTGAATGGATTCGGCCAGGGCATCAACCAGATCAGGCAGCTCTTCGTAAAACGCACCGAGCGCCATGTGTTCGGCATAGGACCGGCTTTTCAGGTGCAGTAAATGGGCATTGGTAGCCGCATGGAGCAGCGTCAGGACAAAGGAACCGGCTTCATTCATATGGGACTCCAATATGGTCCAGGACTTTTCGAGCGGCTTGCACCTTCCAAGGCCTTAAACAGGGATTTGTGGCGATTTTAAGCCACTCCTGCACCTGTCGTATATAGCCATCGTGGAAAGCTCTTTGGCGCTCTTCGTACTCCATGTTGCCCTGGTCCAGCAATGTATGGCACCAGTAACACCCCCAGACGGATCTGCTGTCATCTGCCTTGAGCGCCATTCCTTTACCTGATTGCAGGCTGTTGTCATGGCATGCCACCGTGGTGGAGCCCTCTATGGTCAGACACCTGCTGGAGATGTTCAGCAGGCATTCCTCACCCTGGGCCAGATTAAGCAGATCCTTGTCTCGGTACATTATTTGGACCTTACGGCTTTGCTGTAAATGGTAAATGGCTTGCTGTCATACGACCTTGTCGTGGCCTTTCTGGAGTTATTGATATTGGTTAACTCGGTGTTTCTCATGACCAGACTTTCTTGTCCATGCCAATCAAAAGCATTTCCCCGGCTCTTGGGGATTTTGGTTCCTGGCCAATAACTCATAGCTGTTTTAGCTCCTGTCTTTTTGTGTACTCGGTTGTTTTCCATACTTCAATCCTGGCTTGAGCAGCAGAGAGCATGTATTTCAGCCGCTCTTCCTCTTCTGTGGCGATTTTCAGTGCTTCAAGCTGAGCAACGTAATCAGGGTGGGCATATGCATATGCCTCCTTGTTACCCAGTGTTCCTGTCTCTTCATTCATCAGACGGCTTTTTACCGTCCGCAGGTAGTTCTCCACAAACACCCTGTTGGCCTTGGCTTGGGCGAACAAGGGCGCATTCTCGACGATGTACCGGATTGCTTTCTCGGGATTGATTTCCATTACTTTTCTTTCCAAAAATTTGATTCCATGCTTTACCAAAATCTTCGTGCGATACGCTGAAAGGCCGTGGGGCTGATCCTTTACCCATATTGTTCCTCAAATGTGTTGATTGATTAATGCAACCAGACCGGCTGATAAGTCACCGTTACCCATCTCTCGCAAGACCTGCTCCTGGATTCGGTTGATATTGATTCCAACCATATGATCGTAGGTTCTGACTCGTTTTCGCCCAGCACCTTTACGATAACCTCCCCATTTTCCAATAGGACGGCCCAACCTACGCTCTCTGGCGGCTCTTCGTTTTTCACGCTCTTTCTCCACAAGCCATTGCGGCTTTTCATATTGGAATGGATCTTCAAGCTCAATCATGACTGCCCTTTTATTTGATAGTCATGGAAAACCGTGCCTTTACTTGCATCGCCGACTTTGTGAGGTTTTACCCAACAGGTTTTGCCGTTTTGTAGTCGGCGCAAATGCCCTCTGCGATCGTGCAAACGTGGACTTGCGTGTGTGCCACCTTTGTCCTCCTGGCGAGCTTTTACAGGCTCAATAATCACCGTTGTCCAGTCGTATGTAGGCATTTTGCCTTGTGCGATCTTGCGGCGATTTGTGAAGGTTTTTTGCACAACAGGCGCATAAGCCTCATTTTTCAACGATAGCGATTCAAGCCAATTGCCAACGTAAGCCAACATCAATTCAGCAACATCTTTTTCAAGCTCCACGCCGTCATCCATAGACCCATAACGAAGCATTTCTGCATCAGCTACATAAACCATTGCGGGAAACCTTTGAGGCCTTATGCCGGTTGGACCTTTCCACATAGTCACCAGAATGCCCTCTTGCGGATCATTTCCCACAACCATAAAAATGGTGTCGTAAGATTCATGGTTTCGGGTTTTGCCGCGCCAAACCACAAGATTTTTTTCAAATGGTGGACGGTGAGTCATTAATGGCTCAGTAATGGCTCGGCTTTGGTCATTAACGTAATAAGACAAATCAAACCATTGAAATTCAGTTGGATCAATATCTCCAGCAGATAAAGTTTTGATTGTTTCTTTGATGAGTGGTGTCATGCTTTCTCCAATATCGGTCGGGCTTGCTTGTTCTGGATAACCGTAGCCACCAGATCCAGACCCTGCTCCATCTCTTTTACCGTGCATTCATCAAGCTGGGCATCATGGATTTCCATTCCCAGCCTGACGGCCATCATCTCAGGGCCAGTAAATGCAATCTTCCCGGTCTTGAGAAACCGCTTGCCAAGGGCATAAATGGCGTCCTGAGCGTCCTTGATCTCTTTGGCGTATTCCTTGCCCAACATTGGGTTGATGCGATACAGAGCTTCTGCCACGTTGAATGCGGCAATTAGCTCGTCAATCGAATCCCTTGTGCCCTCGCCTTTCATGATGGCGTCCAGGGCAATGTGATTTTTTACTTTGAGACCAACACCGGCTTTGGGCAGTGTTCCCACCTTTTGAAAGCCAGCCTTGATCCATGACAGATTGTCCAGACGGACACCTTTGGGGCGGTATGAGGATCGTTTACGCATAGATTCAGTATCCCACACTTGATTACATTTGATTCTAGGGGCTTACCCTTACAGGTCAAGCTCTTCCCTGACGCAGACATGGACACTGGCAACAGCGTCATAACGTTTGGTGACATGCAGGCTGACCACCTGGGAATCGTCCTTATAGACAATCCCGTTCATGGCATCACAGAATGCTTTTGCAATGTTGTCCAGGTCTGGCTTCTTGCAAGGCCTCTCAGAGCCCTTTAAACAGGCCTCAGAGCGTTTTTTTGAATAGGACTGGGGGATAGGGAAGTTGCAGTACACATAAACGGCTACGGGCGTTTCCAGGATTTCTGTGGTTCCCATTGCTGCTTTGGCCATCAGACGGATCTCGTCTTCGTAGTCTGCGGTTTTTTTTGGGGTGTAGGCCCTGCCCTGGCGGGTGAACCTGGGACGGCCTTTCCCTTGTGGCTCACCGTAGACGGAATAGATCAACTGAAAGGTCATGCGTTCTTCTCCCACAGCTTGGCTTCAGTAGCTCTGATGATGTTGTCCACGTAGGCATGGTGTCTGCCAATTGCGTTGCGCTCCTCATCCGTCAGCCCCACCCACGGCTTGCTTGCTGGTGGGGATGTGCGAAACACGCATTTGTCAGCGCCAGAGCAGGCCATCGGCGCTGCACACGCCACCGGCTCCTGCTGCTGTGCTGGCTGTTCGGCCAGTGCTTCGGTGGCTGAGGTAATGGCGTAAAGGTTTTTTGCCCAAATGTCATCAGGCGCGTCAGACTCAAGCCATGCCCTATCTTCACGCAACGCCTCCAGCGCCAGCTTCAGCGCCTCGTCTTTCTTGCTCATGTCAAGTCCTTCCACTTCCAGCCGAATATGGCTTCGGTGTTCTTGATCTGCTCGTCCGTTGGTTTGCTGTACATCGCAATCTGCGAGTGCCAAGCACCTTGTGGGTCAAGAATCCACGCTCCAACAGGCTTTGGCGGGGTGATGAGGGTGTACTCTGGCGCACTTTTGCCCGGGTTCTGTTTACGCCACTGTTCAAGCGAATCAGTAGTCATAGGTTCTGCCCCCTCTGTGCGCACGGCCAGACGTTTTTCAGCACATGGTTGACGATGCGGTCTGCGGTGTTGTGGCGGTTTGCTGGGTTGTTTTCCAGATACAGCTTTACCATGTCGTATATCTGCCCAGCATTGACGTTTGGTGGTGTGCAGAAAGTGATGCCCATCAAGGCATCTGCCACCCCTGTAACGTAGCCAAGGGCGTTCATCTGGTTTATCGGTGTACTGTTCATGTCGTTCAGCAACATATTGCCGGTCTTGAATTCAGCATGGGCCGATCCAGCAAGCAAGGCGGCACAAAGGAAAATCTGCTTCACCATAATGCCTCCTCGGCGTCGGCCAGTTGGGAGTTTTTGTAGGCTTTACGCTGTTTGGCGTTCCAGACCTTCAGTTGTCCGTTGATGGGGAAAGGCCAATTCGGTCCAAATCGGTCTTGTACATCTCCAGCATCATTGCCTGTATCCGGTCCGCTGCTCCGGCTCCGTAAGTTCTGTTGATCCATGCTTTTCTTTCCTCGGTCATTACTTTGCTTTGAGTCACTTTCCAGGTGCAGTACAGCACCCTGGCTTCGCCTTCTTCCAACAGTTTCCTGTCGCTCATGATGCTACATGGGGCCAGTTGTAGAACGCCATCGGGTTATCCCTAGGATTCTCGATATATTGCTGGGCATCCCGATGGAACCACAGCTTGATGGTCGGCTCACCCTCACCCGAGCCGTCATAGTTCCGCTGCTTTCTGCACAGCAGGAAATGGTCAGGATCGTCCTTTTTGGTGCCATAAGGGCCATTGGCCTTCATGTCATCCTCTTTAACTTTGTTGCGCCAAACCAACATCACATTGTCCACTTGGTCCGTAATGGACCCTGAACCCTTGTTGTCGTGCTTGTCAGGGACGGCATTTTCGTTGGCCGGTTTCTTCAAATGGTGGACCAGATGGATGTGAATGGCATAGTCCCTGGCCACAGAGGTCAGTTCATCAACGAACACTTTCTGGCCGTTGTAGTCATCCTCGCCCTTGACGCACTTGGCAAGGTTGTCAACGAAGATGTGGGTGATCCCCAGTTCCTTGGCACAGTACCGGCACATACCGATCACATCCTCGGTTTGGGCAGTTCCACGCTGGTCGTACATCCACATCCGGCCCTTGGTCCAGTCGTCGAACTGGTCGTATAGGTCTTCCAGGGCTTTAATGCCCTCTTCCTGCTGAAATTCTGGCAAGTTAGGGTTCAGGCCCATCCACTGCCTTGCCATGCGTTGTAGGGTCGTTTCTGGCTTCATCTCAAAAGATGCCACGCAGACCTTCTGGCCTTGGCCAACCAGGGACAGGGCAATCTCACCGGTCATCAGGGATTTACCGTGACCGTTCTGGCCAGACCATAGGGTCACCTCACCCTTGCGGAAGGCGAAGTTGTCACGGGTACGCTGCCAGGGAAGGTAGCAGACCGGTTCCTTGTCCTTCTGGCGCAGACGTTCCTTGAGGAAATGGATGTAGTCAGATGCCTGTTTGACCTTGGTCTGGGCATCGGTTTCCTTCAGGTACAGGCTGAAGTCAATGGTGTCAGGGATAAATTCCATGCTTTACTCGTAATACTTGCGGTAGATGCCAGCAGCAATCTGTCTGGCTCCGTGCTTTTGGCAGGTCTGGGTCAACCAGTCCAGGCGGTTTTGATCTTCGCATGAAATGGTCACCAAGCACCCTAGGACAAACCTTAGGTCCAGGTCGATTAACCGGTCACCGTGGACAACCACCTCTGTCGGCTCCAGTTCCAGGGTAAACGGGCGGTCAATGATGTTGATGACCGCTGGCCTAATGCCACGTTTGCGGGCCTGGATGATGTGGTCATGGCCTCTCATGAGCCACCCATCAGGAAGTCGTAGGAGTTTTTGGGACTGACGGTCTGCTTTCCAGCAACCCATTCAGCCTTGAAGGATTGCCAGCCACGAACCACACATTCCTTCAGAACGTCCTCCAGCGACCAGTTTGCCAACTGAGCCTGTTTGGCAAGACCGTCGATAACCAACTGGGTGATCGGAGCTTTCCGGGACTTGCGGAACGCAACGAAATCTTTCCAGACCAGATCAGATACGCCTTCAGGCGCTTGGATGTTGGTCTTATCTTTTGGTATTGGTATTGGTGTTGGTATTGGTAGCTCAACCTTCGCTGAGCGTTCGTTTAACGTCCGTTGAGCGTTCGTTCTACGAGCGTTGACCGATGCTTGAGCAGACGCTTGCGCTTTAACCCTTTTTTCTTTCATTTTGGCAAGCTCTTCATCACAGCGCAGATGCCGCCAACAGTCATCTTCCTGGATAAAAAACTCGTTCAGGACGTCCCGAACCACTGCGGCATGGTCAGGCATCCTGATCAGCTTGGCCAGTTTGGTGACATCCTTGGGAAGCGGACTTTCGTGGAGGTAGTAGAAGTCCAAGCACCTGCGATATGCAAGGTCTTCCAGCAGGTCCAAATGGCCTGTGTGGACGGCATAATCGCCCATGTGAAAGGGGTAGTAATTCATCGCAGAACCCTAATCCGACCCTGGAGAAAGTCACCGGCAGGTGGGGTCTGAACACTTTTCCCGAGGCTCATGACTTCCTCGGTAGCCGGGCTTTCGTAACACTGTATCACATCAGAACGGATCGTCAAACCCCCGCATGGGCTGATTGATCCACCGGTTCATTTCCTCGTCTTGCTGACGCTGGAATTCCATCCTGGCGGCTTCTGCCGGTCCCATTCGGAACTCGTTGCGCTCAGCATCGTAGGGCACACCTGACCGGAAAGCCAAGTTGAAAAGATCATTGAAAAAGCTCATGGATAGGCCTCAATCTACGTTCGCTGGCAATTTCAAGGGCGCATGCCAGCACTGCGACAACGGCAGCTTCCAGGTCATCAGGCTCATGGTGATGTTCCATGATCCCGACGGCTATGGCCACCAGCTCATATGCGGTTTCAAACTCAAGATGCTGTAAGTTCATGGCCGAGAGGCTATCAGGTTGATCAGTAATCCGTACTAGGGAAAACACCTATGTTTTTTCCGTTGTGGTGCAACTACATTTACCGAACTGCATGTGCAGGACTTAGGAGAAATCAATGGAAATCAAATGCTCTAAGCGTACAATGCCTTGGGTTCCTGTTGGCCACCCAGACTTCAAGTGGACACCAGGGGCAGACGTCCAAGCGCTTTGGATGAAATATGGATGGACACCCCCTCGCGGTGACCAGAATGTAAAGGACAAGAAATGAGTCAAGAACAGTTTTATCAAACGGTTCAAATGGAACAAGAATGGAGAGAACAGCAAATGAAAACTTGGCTTGAGCAATACATCGACGAAGAGGCAAACACCGAATACTGCCCCTACTGCATGAACCCCCGTGGCGGCAAACGTGTCTGCTGTGGCGAGGTCCACTTCATGCCATTCAAAGACTTTGACCTGCAAGAGCAGATGGATATTGCCCATCAGGAATGGGAAATGGCACACAAGGAAATGAAATGACTATTGCAAAGCTGCTTCAGACCAACGTAAACGAGCATACAGAGAAGAAAAACGGCCTTACATACCTGTCATGGGCCTGGGCCTGGGCGGAGGCTCTAAAGGCCGATCCTGCGGCTTCTTACAAGGTCGAGACATACGACGAATTAGGTGAAAACGGTCGCCGTCGTACCGTGCCCTACATGAGCATCAACGGCACCTGCATGGTGTTCGTGACTGTCACCCTGTTTGGCAAGCCCCTGACATGCCAATTGCCGGTGATGGATTACCGCAACAAGGCCATCCCTGACCCAGACGCATTCGCTGTCAATACCGCCATCATGCGCTGCTTGACCAAGGCGCTGTCCCTGCATGGCCTGGGCCTGTACATCTACGCTGGTGAAGATCTGCCAGAAGAAGGGGAGGTGGCCAAAAAAGGTGATGCCCCCGTCATTACGCCAAGGGGCGGCATTGGTGACGATCTTTCCAGCGAAATCAAAACATACCTTGAGGATCTTGCAGAAAAGGTTAAAGACCTGATCCAGCAAGAGCGTCCAAAAGAGGCCCTATTCGCCCTGGAAAGCGAAAACCTGGAGGCAGATCAAAAGGTCTGGCTCTTCAATCAATTGGACTCCAAAGTCCGCTCCGCTCTCAAAAAAGCAAAAGGAAATTAAATGAACCAACAATACGATCCCACTAACCGTGGTTCCATGTTCGTCAACGACAAAAAGACGGAAGAAAAGCACCCTGACTGGAACGGCAGTCTCAACGTCAATGGCGTGGATTACTGGATCTCTGGATGGAAAAAGATGAGCAAGGGAAACAAGCCTTTCTTGAGCATCTCCATCCGTGAGAAGCAAGAGCAGACCCGGCAGGTCAGCCAGCCGACCAGGAAAGCAAAAGAGGATTTCCCGGACGACATCCCCTGGTAATGATTACGGGCCGAAAGCGGATGCTGGTCAATGGGGGTGTTCACAGCATGCCCGACCAGACGTAGCGAGTAGGCCCACCTTAACCCAACCAAACAAAGGATTTGAAATGTATACCATTGAAAAAAACATTCCCGCACCTGATTCGCGTTCCAAGTACCCCTTCCCTCAAATGGAAGTTGGCGATTCCTTCTTTGTTCCCGGCAACGAAATCGTCGGCAGCAGGGTTTCTGTGGCCATGAACTACTACAAGAAAAAGAATCCCAAGAAAACGTTTATCAGTCGCAAAAGCGCTGATGGCATGCGGATCTGGCGCACCAAGTAAGGAGCAGAAATGGCGACCTATGCAGCAATTGAATCAGAGGTTATTCGCTGGGCTGAAGCCCGGAAAATCATCCCGAACTCGACCCCCCAGGCACAGCTTATCAAGGCGGTTTCTGAGATGGGTGAACTGGCCGATGCTACGATCAAGGGCAATCGAGAGGACGCGATGGACGCTGTTGGTGACGTACTTGTATGCCTCATTAACTATTGCGCTCTACAAGACTTCAATCTGGTGGACTGCCTAGAACTTGCCTACGACCAGATCAAACACCGTAAAGGCACCCTGTTGCCCAGCGGCGTCTTCGTGAAGGAATCATAATGGAACGTGCCTGCGTAAGCTGTGTTCGTGGCCACATGAATGCCGGCAATGAAACTTGCAAAGCATGCCTCAGCGATCTTGATAGACCTTTTTGGCAATCGCGGTATGGACCTGTTGAAAAGGACGCATTGAAAACGCAGGTAAATGGCGACCATTACAAGAACAGCCCAATCCAACCCGTTGAATACATCCATGCAAACGCACTTGGTTTTTGCGAGGGTAATGTTGTTAAATACGTTACCCGGTGGAAATTCAAAGGGGGGGTGGGTGATCTTGAAAAAGCCAGACATTACCTGGACATTCTGATTCAACTGGAGAGCAGAAGTGATTCAACCGGAAATAGTAAGGTGTGATCCAGAGTACCCGGATCACTATTGCTGGAACTGCAAGCGGTTTATCAAACAGACGAAAGAGCAGACCGGCGAAACCAGGGCAGTAGTGTCTGTGGAGACAAGCAGGTCAGAGGCCTGCCTGTACATGCCTATCAGCCTTTTAGGACTTGTAAGGCGTGGTTGATGTGATTGATCCTGTCCTGGAGGCCAATGGTTCCGCCATTGATCTTCCGGGTCAGGCCAGTCCAGTCAGACGCATCAGCAAGGGTGTTGCACTTGTGCGTATCCCAAAACCATCCAGCAGTTAAGGCGGCATATTGTGGCGTGGCAACCAGATCCGGCTCCTTCACAAAATCAACCCCCAGTGCTTTTCCGGCATGGAAATAGTTCGCATGTCCAGTTAGCTGGATACACCCCCTCCCCCGAAAACGATAGCCGTCCCCAGAGGCCTCATCTCGATTGCCCATCCGGGAGGCATAGACCTTATTGGCAATCTTCTTCGGATTCCGAGCGTATTCATTGGCTACTTCAAGAGTAGGGAACCTTTTGGGCCAAAGCTTCATCAGCGTTTCAGCACGGTAGTTCAGGTTCTCCTCCAGGATTCGGAAGTTCCCGCACTCATGGCCACACTGGCCGATGAAAGCCGCCTGTCGAATGGGCGTGTTAATGTTGAAACGGCTGAAAGTAGAGTTCAGTGCATCAACCCATTCAGGGCCGATCTTGAGCTTTTGAAGTTGCTCAACGGTTACCATTGATTTGCTCCCTTACAGCGTTATACGCATCAATACATGCGTTTAACTGGTTTATTGCTTTGTCGCCGTCTGCTGCGATTTGGGCGATGAGCCGGAGGGTTTCTCGCTCGGCATCAGAAGCTGCGTCAGTCTGTCGGTCAGGTTCGGCTGCTGCTTGCTGATTGACGGCGGGAGCGGGGGCATTTGCGGGGGCTTGTACACAACTGGCGGCGGGGAGGCGCACCCGGCCAGCACGGATAGCGCGATCAAGGGCAGACTGTTTTTCATCGACGGCATTGTTGGCCTCCTGGAGTTGAGCAGTAGTGGAGTTGAGCTTCTCGTTCATGGTCCGTTCAAGCTCTCGGGACTTTTCGTTTGCTTTGGCAATCTCGCTTTGCATCTCAGCATCACGGGTGGACCAGCCATTATGGTAGCCCCAGCGATACAGCCCCAGGACCACCAGAAGAGTAACAGCGCCAGCGATCAGATACTTGTTCATGACTCACCCCTTGCTGCTGCACGTTCTTCGGCAATCTCTCGGGCCGCAGGATCAATGTGATCAGGCGGTGTGGTGGGAGGAGGCGGAGGAACCCAGGACTCATCCAGCTCAGGGTTCTTGAATCCCATCCAGTTCCAGTCAGGAGTTCCGCTTGTCTGCCCCTGGAATGTCGGCGACTGAGGTTGGGCTACCACAGCCGCCACTGGCTTTGGGGGTTCAGGAGCCATCGTCTTGGCCACAGATCCCACAGCACGTTTGCTGATCACCCCACCAATACCGCCAACGATCAACAGCACGATGTCGTTGAGCATCTTGGTGTAGGCCTGATCAATCGGTGCCATTGACTTGATGGGCTGGGTAACGAAGGTCACCGAGTACAGCAAGGCGATCACGATGAATGCCAGGATCATGGTGACCACGATAACCACAAACCCCCAGATCCTTGCCTCCAGGATCTCGACGTAGTTGTCGGTGCGGCCCTCACTTGCCAGCGTTTGGTTCGGAGGCGCTTTGGTTAGGTTGTTGAATGGCATTTACTTGTTTCTCCAGGATGGGTGCAACGAGATATTCCGGGCAAGTCTGGGTGAATAGGCACTTGGGCTTTTGGCACTCTGCCTTGTAGAAGTTGTCCGGGTTCTGGCAGGCATACCTGTATTGATCCTGACATCCAGCAAGACCAACGAGTATCGCAAAAAAGATATATCTCATTCTCCAAGCCCCAGCATGTTCATGACCTTGTCAACAATCTTCTTTGCGATGTGGTCGGGCAGGTGCGGAAGCACATCGCAGAGCCAGTACAGAAACAGAAGGGCGTGAATCTTCGGGTTCTTGATGAAGCGCTGAAGCCTTGCATCTAGCTCCCGACCACCGGCCTTCCAGTTCCAAGACATCACCCACAGCGATGTGCTTTGCACCACATCAGCAGCTCCCAGCCGCCCCAGACCATGACGCCAAGCAGCACGACTGCCAACGTCACGCCGATGGCAATCTCGATCATCTCGTCCTGTTCCTGCTTCTTACGCTTGGCAAGAGCTTTGGCTTTGGCAGCAGCCTTAGCCGCCTCGACGTTCATCTGTGCTTCACGGGCCTTGATGCGCTGCCACACATCCATCTTGTTAGCGGCCCAAAACAGATCCTTGAGCTGATTCTCAAATTCCTTTTGAGCCTCGATGGCAAGCTCGATCTCCATTGCCTTGCCCATGCTGGAGCCGGAAGCTTTGGCGGCTTGAGCAGAAGCAACGGCCTGGGCCTTGGCGTCGAAATACTTGCCTAGGACAGGGCCAAGTGACTCGACGTTATCAACCGTCTTGCTGGCCTTTTTGACCAGCTCTACGGCCTTATTTACGGCATCTAGTGCCTTGTCTGGATCGAGTAGTAGGTCGATCATATGAGTACCCTAACGACAACATGAATGGTCCACAATACGATGCCTACCAATGAGGCCGCTGCGATGAAAGCAACAGCCCAATCCTTCATTTTGGGAGATGGACAACAGTTGCCCAGATAACCCCAGCCATGCTGACGATCATAACGCCAGCAGACTTGAGCAATATCCCTTCCAAGCGTTTGAGTCGAGCATTGATCTGCTCATAACGCATTGCACAGACTGCTTCGTGAGAGTTCAGCCTTGCTTCTGTCTCGTTGATCGTTCCCATCTACTGCCTCAATCAATCGTTGGAGCCATTCTGCGCCGCTTCGCAAGTTCTTTTTGCTCACCAGCACCAAGTTCAGGAGCGTATGTTCCCAGGTTGAACGCAGAAGCGATACCAGGGATCATGCCCAACAAGTTAAAACCAAACTCACGGGCAGCACTGTAGTCGCCTTGCTGAGCTTGTTGTGCGGCTTGCGCCAATTGTGCGGCAGTCAGGCCAAGACCAGCAACACCGGCAACCTTCACGGCCTTGCCAAGCTTGCCGTAGTTGGTTTCCGGAGGAGCAATACCACGCTCCTTAGCCACATCACGGGGAATGGCAGGACCAACACGCTCTTGTTGCAACAGTTGGCTCAGTTCCTTGGCACGTTCGTAGCTTACAGCTGGCTTACCTTCATTGAACTGCGCCAGGATAGCTTTGCGGCCTTCGGGCCCATAGGTGTTGTACAGCCAGTTGTCACCAGGACCAAGATCGGCACGGAAGGACATGCCCTCGGGCAGCTTCTCTGGGGACTTGAACGTCACCGGGGTTTTGGCTGCACGTTTTTTGATGCCACCTTCAGCAGGGGCTTCTGCAGGAGGAACCATTGGGGTGGCCTCGATCTGCTTGGCAACATCCATCTGGATAGCTTTAGCAGGACTCTGATTGGTTGCTACCGCATCAGCAATAGCAGGAGCAGCCGGTTCAGGGACTGCTGGAGCCATCGGGGGTTGTACGGGTGCAGCAACTGTTGGAGCTGCAGGAGCAGGCGGTACAGCACCTTGAGGAGCATTTTGCTGGACCCCTTCTATGATCTGGCGTTTGCGCTCTTGAAGGATCTCCATTGGAGATGCAGCTTTTGCAGGCTCAACAATGGTTTCTTGGGTGAATGTCGGCTCGACCCGAACGGTATCAGTCGGCTTGTTCTTGGAAGAGAACCAGTCGTAGACAGCTTTACCGGCAAGGCCAAGACCAACACCGCCAATCGTGGCAGCAGGCAAATGCCACCAATCATTGCCGACTCGCTCTTTCAAATCATCCTGAGTGCCAACCTGGAACCCAGAACTATCTTTTTTGAAAGGCTCATCCTTTTTGCTTTCGGTGATGATCTCGCCGGAGTATTCGACAAAAGCCATATCACTGCCTCACTACTTGTTTGCCTTCGGGGGTGCGATATACGGTCTTGCCATCAGGAGTCTTTCCGACAGGTGTATATCCCTTGGGTATGGCAGGCTCAGATTCCTTCACAGAGCGTGTTTTAACGCCCTTGGCAGGCTCTTCAACCGCCTTGATTTCGATGCCAACGTCCCAGGAAGGAGCGCCAGTTTTCTTTGACTCGCGTTCAGGGGTGGGGCGTTTCAGAATTTCACGGTTCTTCTCAGCATAGTCCTGGCGAAGACGCTGGAACTCTTCCGTCTTGGCAAATGCCGCCTCAAGTTCACCAGCATTGGGGACTTGGCCATTGCGCTTGAAGTTCTCAAGCTGACGGCTGCGCCACTTGCTGAACATATCGACAGCGTCTTGGTTGAACTCGCCAATCAAGGCCAAGGCCTCACCACGGGCAAATTCATCACCAAGCTGATACGACTTGGGATTGATCAAGAAAGGCAGATTGCCATGCTTGCCAGTCAGATCCAAGTTGTTCTTTTCAATCATGCCCTGGAGGTCAAGAATGCGGCCAAGATTTTTCATCTCAGCTTCACCCAGATTCTTGAACACTTCGCTGCGGATGAAATCATCCTTGCTCTGATTGAAGCCCTTCTCGAATTGACTGCCGCTTGTCAGGCTGTCTTGCGCCTGATCTAGGTCAGTTTTCGTGACTGCTTCACCATTGCGTTTGGTGATGTTGCCAGAAGCGCCAACCTTAAAACCAAGCTTATCCAGCACTGAATCCAGAGCAGTCTGCTCCTGACGCGACAGGCTGACGTTCTTGTTGTCCACCTTTTGGCGCAGAGCATTTAGACCTTGGGAGATGGTCTGAGAATAGCCCATCGAGCGATTGGTAAAGCTGCCAATAGCCTCACGTTGCTCAGGCGTCAGATCAGCGCCAAGCAGGTTTTGTAGACGCTGACGCATCTCGCCGTACAGTTGCTTTTGTACCGGGGCCTTGGCAGCAAAATCTGCCACTGCTTCATTGGCCTTGGAGAAAGCTTTGGCGTTGAAAGTGGAAATCTCTTTTTGCTGCTGGAAGCCAAGGGCATTGTCCAAAGACGTCAGGAAACCACCACGGTCAGCAAGCTGTTTGCGGTCCAAAGAAGCGCCAGTTTCTGCATCAACAACAGAGATGGTCTGGCCAAGCTCATTGATTGTCTTTTCCAGTTGCTTGCCGTTGCGGTCATAACCGACAGTGGTTGTTTGGTTGCCACCAGTGACAAAGGTGCGCCACTTGGGGTTGCCCATCAGCATCTCGACAAAAGCCCTCATTTTCTGGGGCTTGTCTGCCATGGTCTGGAAGGTCTTCGAAGCAGCCATGCGGCCTTCAGGAGTGCCAGCACCACCAGCATCCATGACAGGCTTAACGTCGTTTTCGAACTCTTTGATGTTCCGCTGCATGATTTCAGCAGAACGTTTGACAGCAGACTCGTAAGGGGTTCCCTTGACCCGGCTGGTCAAAGAATACATAGACACCGGATCACCATTCGATGCGGCATCTTCGTACAGAGAGTGCAGATCAACCTTTGCCGGTTCAACAGCATCAACAGGTGCCGGATTGGCAACATCCGGGGGCGCAACAGGACCAGCCACTTCTTCGGGTTTAGTAGGTGCAATCGGAGTCATTTCTTGATTCCCCAGAAGTTGTCGATTTGACCGTCGCCATCAACGTCAACACCGGGTTGTGCAGATGGAGCGGTTCCAAGTTGCGGCAACGTCATGCCTGGAAGCTTGAATTGAGAAGGAGGAATGCCAACTCCAGACGGAGCATTTGGGTTCATCCCAACGCCGCCAGGAACCGTAGGAGGTGCTACGCCTTGGCCAAGACCAGCAGGCTGACCGCCCTCTTCGGATCCTTTTTCTCCATTGCCGCCAAGCAAAAGTCCAATGGTTTTGAGAATCGGGC